TGGAAATGGAGCAAATGGTCCTGGAATTGGGTTTGCTAATCAAAGGGATGGGGCAAAAGGCGGTTCTGGTATTGTACTATTGAAATATTAAAAAATTATATTATATCGGTTGATATTTTTATTTGATTTTATTAGAAATAATTTAAATTTTACATAGTTAGAATCGCTTGTAATGATGTACTTAACGTATGAATTCTATTCATATGTTCAGTATTCTTGGGGTCTAGATGCGGATATTGACTATAGAATTCGTTTAGTTTCTGTTTCGCCTCTTCTAATTTTTCGTAAAGTGATACCTGTTTCGAACTGGTTGTTTTCCAGACAAGATTTTCACTTCTAAATTCAATGGCGAAGCGGTCACCATGACCTCCATTGGATTTAATATACCAAATATGTCTTGGTAGTTCGTCTGGTGAAATCATACATCCTTCTGGTAGCTGTACAGCACGTTTTCGTGTTTTTGTATTAATATTTTGTTCTGTTTGTGTGAGAATGCGTAAATTTTCTTTTCGATTGTCAAGCGGATTTCGATTAATATGATCGATAGTTTCTTTCGCACCCTTTCCTGGAAATGGGTCTACATTCATGAGTAAACGATGGATTAGTAATTGTTTTTTCTTTCCATCAACGTACATACAGGTTGAAATATAACCAGCAGAGGTACAGTTCCAAAGGTGTTTTTTTACTTTTTCTTCATCATCTTTATCAACTACAAATTTAATAGGTATAGTATTTCTAAATAGTTTAACCACAATATAGTGTTTATTATTGTATGATATATCTTCATAGGTATTTTCTATAGAGGGTTTACCCACTTTCTTTTTTGTAGTAGTATTCATTTTCAAACCTTACAATGTTTCAAAATGAATACCTAATCAATTTTACTCAATTAGATGTTTTAAAAAAACCAAGAATACAACACCGCCAAACAAACAACAGACAGAGAACAATAAATGTCTCCATTTAGTTGCTAAAGGCAAGTCCGCCCATTCCGCTCATAATACGTAACACGTTATAGTTGGTGGCATACACACGCACCGTGGAAGAGGTGGTGGCACCCACGGCATTGTTAGACACCGTCAGCAGCAGGGTGGTGTTATCAATGCGGGATAAGTTGCAAGTGCCGCTGGGCTGGTGCTGCTCAGGCTGGAGAGCGAAGGAGTACACGTTGATACCCACGGCAGGGATGTTGGTGTGGTGCTGGTAAGGCTGCACTAAGTTGAAGTAGTTGCCGTCGCGCACGGTGAAGCGGTCGTGGCCGTTCAGCTGGATCAGGGCGGTGATCACAGGGTTGCCGCCGGCCATACCCTCCACGCGGGTCACGGAGTAACCAGACTCCAGAACGGCGCGATCCCACCAGTCGGAGTAGTTGAAAGGCTGCTGGCCCTTCCAGGGGTTGATGACGGCGTCATCGCAAGACACGAAGCTGTCGCGCTGCACCACCCAGATGAGCTCCTTGCAAGGGTGGTTAAAGTTCAGCTTGATCTTGTTGGCGGTGGAGGTGATGGACTCGCCACCAGTGAACTGGAGGGTGTCGATCAGGTACTCGTGGGCCACCTGGGCGAACTTGCGACGCTCGTCAGTGTCCAGGTAGATGTAGTCCACGTACAGAGAGGCGGCAACCAGACCAGCGTTGGCCACGCGATCGCGGATCACGTGGGGGTTGCTGGTGTTCTGGGGAGCAAAGTCCCAGCACATGTTGCGCAGGTCGTTGAACTCCAGATTGATGCGCACCTCGTGGTACTGCAGAGCAATCAGGGGCAGGGCCAGACCAGGGTGACGGTTGAACCAGAACTGCAGAGGGATGTACAGGGTGTACTCGGGGGCGCACTTCTGAACCTCATCAGAAGTGTTGGGGGCACCAGAACCGCAGTCAGTGTCGCAGTTCTCGCCGCCCTGCACCAGCACGTTCACCAGCTTGGGCACGTTACCCACCATCTTGGCGTAACCGGCCTGCTTGCCAGGCTCCTGGGTGAGCTCGTTCCAGATCTGCAGCCAGTCACCGTAGTGCTTGTCGATGCGCTGGCCACCGATCTCGATCTCCACGTTCTTGATCAGATTGTGACCAGGCCAGTTCAGCCAGCGGAACTGGGCGCCAGAGCCGTCGCTGGTCTGCAGGGTCACCTGAGGCAGAGTGGCCTGCAGGTACATGCGGTAGATTAAGTCACCGTTGCGCTGGATCGTGCAGGTCACCTTCTTGCCAAAGTTAGGGGCACCATTGAAAGGATTCTCAATGGACTCCATGGCAAAGTTCGTGTGACGACGGTACACGACCTTGAAGAAAGTGATCTGGGGGTTACCAGTCAGGTAAACGTCTTGGGCACCATAGGCCACGAGCTGCATTAAACCACCACCTGTCATTCTGCTATACCCTTGCTTTAGAAAAAAAAGTTGGGAGATTCCAAAACGCGCCTATTTTGCCGGGGAATTTAACAGTAAAAACCGCGTGCGAGACCTTAAAGGTATGCTTAAACACTCCGTATAGTTTGTGACAGAGATATGTCAGGGGCGCGCGAGGATGGCTTTTTTAAGATGAAACCGACAAAGAGGAGTAATCCAGAGGAGAGAACAACCATGGATGTCATTCACCAGTGCCAACTAAAAAAGATAGAGGAAGAGCAAGAGGAGGTTAAATACATCGAAGAGGATATTGGACTACTCAAACGTCAAATCCATCTGGCAAAGGACGACCTTGCGCGTGGACAATTAGAAAATCAACTTGTTCGCTTGGAAGAAGAACTCACGTCTAAGAAGGACGACGATCGTTTATACGATTACCTCTTATCTACGGGCGATTTGCTCTTTGAATATTATGATATTCAAGATAAAATTTCACAGGGTGCGATTGGTGCTGTCGCACAGCGCAGCAAACGAAAGCCTGGTGATATTTTGAGTGCGCTGGAAACTGCTGCTGCGATTCATACCTCTGAAATGACAGTCGAAGAGCAAACAACCGAAGCTCAACTCCCCAAGAAGGGCAAGTCAAAAGAGAAAGTGCTCAGTCGTGATATGTTACTGGAAAAATATTTACTAAAAATTAATCCAGAATATGTGAAAAAAACAAATGAGATTGATGATATGTCTGGCGAGTGTACCGAGTGCGGATGCGATATGATGTTTAGTCAAACAGATGCTATGCTGTATTGTCCTGATTGTGGTATGACTGAATTTATGTTAATTGACAGTGACCGCCCCTCCTATAAAGATCCTCCTCGCGAAAGCTCCTATTATGCCTACAAGCGTATCAATCACTTCAATGAACTTCTGGCACAATTCCAAGCCAAGGGGAGTACTGAAATTCCTCAGGATACCTTTGATTTGATTGTGGCGGAACTCAAAAAGCAGCGCATCACGGATTTCAAGAACCTCAAATATCGTCAAATGCGCGAAGTGCTACGCAAACTCAAACTCAATCGTCAATACGATCACATTCCCTTTATTATTAGTCGGTTGAATGGAAGTATCGCGCCCGTCATGAGCCGCGAAACAGAAGAGAAGCTGCGCCACATGTTTAAGGAAATTCAGCCAAGTTTCCAGAAACACTGTCCCAAAAATCGTCGTAACTTTTTATCCTATTCCTATGTTCTCTATAAATTCTGCGAACTGCTTGGGTTGGACGAATTTTTAGCAAGTTTCCCCTTGTTGAAAAATCGTGATAAGTTATATCAGCAAAGTAAGGTCTGGCAGAATATATGCGAGGAGATGCGCTGGGAATTCATCCGTAGCGTTTAATATCACGAGGTTGTATCATTGAATATTTTATGAAAAATTGACCCGTCATAAAATATTTAAAGAAAACTCACAAATTACAATTATAAGGAATGACTGAAAATGAGACTAGTAAACATACTAATAAATACTTAAATTCACGTATATATTGTATATGGTGTATTGATGGTTATTATTATATTGGTTCAACTACTACAGATATAAGATATCGTCTAAGAGACCATAAACATCATTCTCGGCAATATCCAGAGCGTAAAGTATATAAACATATTAATAATCTTGGATGGGATAATGTTGAAATTAAGTGTCTTGAAGAATATGTTTGTTCTTCAAGAGAGGAACTCGTTAAAAAAGAAAATGAATATATTAGAGCATGTGAAGGTGACGAGTTTTGTTTGAATAACAATAACGCATTTCAGACAGAAGAGGAATTAAAACAGGTTCAAGCAGTGTATCGCCAAGAAAATCGTGATAAAATTCTAGAATATAAAAAGCGGTATCGTGATGAAAATACTGAAAAAATTAGAGCCTATAATGAAAAATATGTTACTGAAAATAAAGACAGTGTATACGAAAAAAGACGTGAGTACATTGCCCAAAATAGAGAAAAGATTTATCAAAAAACAAAAGAGTATAATGAAGCACATAAGGAAGAAATTGCCGCCTATAAAAAAGCATGGACTGAAGAAAGAAAAGAGGAATTAAAAGTAAAAGCAAAACAAAAGCGTGAAGAAAATAAGGAAAAAATAGCTAAAAAATCAAAGGAATATTATGCTGAAAATAAAGTAGAAATTCTAAAAAATATTAAAGAATATAGAGATAAGAATAGAGAAAAATTAAATATATATGGTGCGTTATATCGTGAGAAGAAGAAAAAAGAAAATCCAGACGTTAGTCAAATTTGCTCTATTTGTAATGGTACATTTGTTAATTATCATAAAAAACGCCACGAGCAATCAAAAAAACATTTGAATGCGCTTGGTAACACAGTTACACCTATACCTATATCAAATTAATTCTACTTTGTCACGCTCTTTGTAATATTCGGCGTATACCGCGTGTATCCATTGTACTTGGACGACCAGGTATACATTTGGATATTTCCAAGTCCATTGCGCTTCATGAAATACAGTCCAAAGGATTCGACTGTCGCTCCCTCCACGACCAGATGATCTTTCAAGTAATTGGGAGTTTCCACGTGATAATAGGTTACAGAGCCACCAACCTCATCTTGTACGACACCCTTGTTTCGAATAGCAGCAGTCATAGGTAATTCCCATGTGTGCTTGTCTTTCTTGATGGCGTGGAGACCAGATACACGAATATCTCTAGGAGGCATGTTCTTACCAAAGGCTCCAGCAGAAATTGTATACGGTGCCGATTTTTCATCCGTCTTGGAAATCGTAAAATGATAGACCTTCACGGGAACGATTCTATTCTCAGATGTTACTATGGTATCTCCGTCTTTCAGAGTTTCCACAGGAACATATCCTTCAGGGGTCAAAATCTGCTGACCCTTCACAATACAAGGGGGTCTTCCACCGCCGCCTCCACCGCCGCCTCCACCACCTGTATTTGATGTATACTGTAATGTTGTAGACCCCAGTTGTAATACAGTAAAAATCTTTGTTCCGATGGTTATAGTCGAATTCAGAGCAAGTTCCACACCACCCTTATACAGTTTACCCTGGCTTACATTATAACTGAGTGTAACTGTATTACTTCCATCCGAAACTGTATAGGATACATCTGATTTCATAGGAACATAGACAGATGCTCCACTAGAAACGGCGGACACATCCACTGTATTTGAACCAGATGGTACTTTTACAGATAACGTTGTCAATTCA